TTCCTATGCTCGGGAGGGATCAGCCTCTAAAGATTATGCCTTAAATAGATGTCTCAGTCATATTGAGCGACTGAATAGGGTGAGTTCTGTGAAGTCAAAGAAGGGCGCAATCGCTAGAGCTTGGGAGGTTTATTTTGAGCTGCAAGGGTTTGTGGGGGACGAAAGGCAAGATTACAACCCTTACCGAGAAATCCCATTAGATACAACGCCCAAAAAGGATTTACATTCTGAAGAGGCAACCTCTACGGCGGTAGCCTTTGAGAGCGAGGGGCCAAATGTCTACTCTGGTGGATTGGGTTATAAGCACGTTAACTGGGATTCATCCCATCTTATGGCTGCTGCAAAAAGACGGGAATCGGACCCATTCCTGAACAATAAGGCCGCCAGCGAGGTGCGGCCCATCAGGATATTTACGCAGGCAGAAATTGACAAGCTTAACAGTCAAGGTAGGTAGTATTCTCGACACCCAGACGGGGGTTGTTTACCCGTCTAGGGTTGACTGTATCAAGGCGTTGGGGCGCAATGTAGCTGTCCCTATGCTCCGTGATAGACGTTTTAAGAGATTGAGGATCATTACCATGGGTGATAGAAAGAAGGCGGCATACGACCTGGGGGAGCAGTCATCTGCTATGGCTGTAGCTTTCTTGGAGGGAGCGGTTCGGGACATCGAGATAGCTGCTAGGGCCGGTTACAGTCACGACGATTTCACAGATGTAACCAGTAGTCTCAAGGAATTGAGAGGAAGCCTCGATAATTTAATCTCAAATATATCCGAGGCGGCCCATTGTTTAGGCGGCAAAGAAGAAAAGGAGTCATATAGACATGAATTCAGAATCAACATCCAAGAACACCTCAAGCCTCTGGTGCTCCGATTGTGACAAGAAGCCTGCTACCCAAATCAGCCCGTACATTTTATGCGATTCGTGCCACGCGAACCGCTATTCAACACAGACCATCGACGGCAAAGAGATTCCTTTTAAGGAATTATTAAAGGCTTCATTGGTTGAACAGGGGTTATGGATTAAAGATGGAGAAACTAGAGAGGAATGGCACGGAAGAATGGAGGTCGAATCACGAAGTGCTCTTCAACGATACGCCGGAGGGAAAACAGGCAAAGTGGGAATACATAAGGAGCCTGCCGGAGATGGAGAAGGTGGTGCTTGATCTTGTCAAACACTTTGGGAAACTTAAAGACATCAAGGTTTACAGGAATTAACTTTTGCTACATTATCATGGAGGCCCACTCGGAAAAATATCGGAAGCCCATGAGTTTTTCTCTGGTAGGCACTCCTTAATCAGCTTCCAACATCCAGAAGAACTTGAGATTATCGCAGAGGTTTCGCTGTCCTTTATTTTTGACAACGGGGCTTTTTCAGTATGGAAACGTGGCGGGACACTTGATGTCGAAGGCTACTACGAGTGGGTAAACAACTGGAAACATCATCCTGGTTTTGATTGGGCTTTAATACCGGATGTTATCGAAGGATCGGAAGAAGAAAACGATGCTTTAGTGGATGAATGGCCTTATCAAGTTCAAGGGGTTCCAGTTTGGCATCTAAATGAATCTATTGAGAGGTTGGAGAGATTAGCAAATGAATGGCCTAGGATTTCTTTTGGTTCAACTACTGGGATGACACCGGGAAGTAAGAAGTTTTGGGTAAGAATGGCATCTGCGATGGAGGCTGTGTGTGATGCGGAAGGCAGACCCAGATGTAAACTACATGGCTTGCGGATGCTTGATCCAAATATATTCAGCTGTGTACCATTTGCATCGAGTGATAGTGCTAACGCTGCATTAAATTCATTTATGTATGGGCGTAATTTTGGTATCTACCAACCACAAAAGCGCAGTCAACGAGCCAATGTGATTGCAGATCGCATAGAATCCTGCAACTCGGCTCCAGTATGGAATCCAAACGGTTCTATCTTAATACAGGAGGAGATTCAACTATGTGGGCAGTAGTATATGTAGCAAGTATTGTGGGAGTAAATTGGTTGTTTACAATCATACCCCCTATCGGCATCTGGCAGCCAACCTCTGTTATTGTTGGCCTTACCTTTATTTTTAGGGATATGGCCCAACGAAAAATTGGTCATTGGGTGATGCCTGTTATGCTGCTGGGTGGTGTTATTTCTTATTTTATGGCAGACCCTTTCGTTGCTGTTGCATCAGTAACCGCATTTATTCTTTCTGAAACGGTTGACTGGATTGTTTACAGCGTCACCAAAAGACCACTACGCGATAGGATTTTACTTTCATCTGCGGTAGGTACTCCGATAGATTCTTTAGTATTCACAGCCATGATAGGGATTATGAATCCACTCAATGTATTAGTGATGACTGCAAGCAAAATGTTAAGTGCTATGGCGACATGGCTTTACCTAAAAAAGAAATCTAAAGATGGATAAAAACTGGAAAGCATTTGAGCGACGGGTTGCGCTACGCACTGGAGGTGAGAGGATACCAGTAGCAGACAGGAGGACGCCTCTGGACGTAGCGCACCCTTACCTCGGTATCGAGTGCAAATACCGAAAGAAACTGTCTAAGTTTATTAAAGACGCAATGAATCAGGCCATAGAAGGCTCGGAGGATAAGATACCAACAGTAGTTATGGGCGAATATAGAAGCTCGGAGATGTTAGCGATCGTAAGGCTAGAGGACTTAATGAACCTTGTGGCTGCTGCTTATAGGGACCCTGACCCCCTTATTGTGGTTGGGCGAGATGGAGAAGAATACACGTGAACAGAAAACAACAGCAAGACCGCCTCCTATATCAAACCTTCGGCGAATTGATGCAAGAGATTCTTTGCCCTGAGAAGTATGGAGCCAAGATGATGAACCCCGTGGGGACGAAGGATCAGCCAACTGAAGTAACCAGAGGTGACTGGGTGGAAAGAAAATATAGAGCATGGCGTGAAGAGGATGGCTCTTACCACGAGGAACTAATGGACGATGAGATGCCTACGCGACCGGAGATTACAGACTGATGAGCCTCTATGAAGACTACATCGCAGTTTCCAGGTATGCCAGGTATTTGCCTCAGCATCAGAGGAGAGAATCTTGGGGGGAAACGGTTGACCGTTACACTGACTACTTCAGTGATAAGTTCAGTTTACCTTCAACTCTTTCCTCAGAACTTAGGGATGCTATCTATTCTAAAAGTGTAATGCCTTCCATGAGGTGTTTGATGACGGCTGGCGAGGCTTTAACTCGGGACAATATTTGCGGTTACAACTGCGCTTATGTCGCAGTGGATCACATTCGAGTCTTTGGTGAATCCCTGTACATTCAGATGAATGGAACCGGGCTAGGCTTTAGCGTAGAACGACAATACATTTCAAAACTTCCCGATATAGCTGAAGAATTTCACGACACTGATACAACGGTTGTGGTTCGAGACAGCAAGCTAGGGTGGGCAACCGCTTTAGATGAGTATGTAAGGCTTCTATATAGCGGAAAAATACCGAAGATAGATACCTCCAGAGTCAGGCCTTCTGGAGCACCTTTGAAAACTTTTGGGGGGCGTGCATCTGGGCCGTGGCCATATGAGCGTATGCTGATAAACATAACAAATATATGGAAGGGCGCAAAAGGTCGCAAACTAACCTCAATAGAGGTACACGACGTCATGTGCCATATCGGGGAGTGCGTGGTCGTTGGAGGTGTGCGAAGGACTTCTCTTATAAGCCTATCAAATCATTCAGACGGGAGGATGCGCCATGCGAAAATGGGTAACTGGCAAACAGAAAACCCCCAAAGAAGTCTCTCAAATAATTCTATCTGTTATACCGAGAAGCCGGACATGGGTGCTTTCCTCCGTGAATGGCTTGCTATTTACGAGAGTAGGTCAGGGGAAAGAGGTATCTTCAACAGGCAGGCTTGTAAAAATATGCTCCCAGAACGGAGAGATCCAGACTATGAATTTGGATGCAACCCATGTTCAGAAATCGTATTACGGGGGCACACGAAAACTGGAGCGGGAGGGGGGCAGTTCTGCAACCTAACGGAAGTAGTGGCCCTACCTTCTGACAGTAGGGAGTCTTTAGAGGACAAGGTTAGGTGGGCTACGATTCTAGGCACTCTACAATCGTGTCTAACTGACTTTAAATTCTTGCGTAAGGGGTGGACTGATAACTGTGAAGAAGAGAGGTTGTTGGGCGTATCCTTAACCGGGATATATGATTGCCCTGCACTCAGGAACAGCTCTGCTGAATTTCTAAACAACTTGAGAGATGTAGCTATCGAAGTGAATAAACAATGGGCCAATATATTGGGTGTGAACCCATCAACTGCGATAACGTGTATAAAACCTAGCGGTACGGTTAGCCAACTTTGCAATTCGGCTAGTGGTATCCATCCAAGATGGTCAAAGTTTTATATTCGCAGAGTTAGAAACGATAAGAAGGACCCGTTATCTGAAGTGATGATTAACGCGGGGATTGCTTGTGAGGAGGACAAACATAACTCAGAGTCTTGGGTTTTTTCATTCCCGATGAAATCACCATCAAAATCTTTAACCAGACATGAAGTTGATCCTATAAGTCAATTGGAGTTATGGAAGCACTTTGCTATAAATTGGTGCGAACATAAACCGAGTATGACTTGTTATGTACCGGAAGACTCATGGGCTTCAGTGGCTTCTTGGATCTGGGATAACTGGGACATTGTGAATGGTATTTCTTTCTTGCCATCCTCAGATGAAGGCCACATATATGAACAGGCCCCCTATGAGGATATCTCCTCTGATGTCTACAAGGGGATGAAGAAATCTATGCCAAGCGATATAGATTGGATGCACATAGTGGAAGAAGTGGACGCCACAACAGCCAGTCAGGAATTAGCCTGTATTGGTGACAGTTGCGAAATATAGGAGCATCATTATGTCTGTTAAAAAAGCAGTAAGGTGTATAGAAACGGGAGAGGTTTTCGAGTCCATGACTGCTGCGGGGAAGAGCATTGGATCATCCGGGTACAGGTCTAGTAAGGATGGAGGAAGTCTCTGGCACTCCCATATAAGCCACGCCATCCATAAGTATGGTGATGGCCGAATAAATAGAAGATATCGTGTAGCTTCCCGCAGTAATAGGACAGCGGGAGGATTCCACTGGGAATTTGTTGGCGAATCTAACAAGGAAACCAAGAAATGTGACGGGATCTATGGGCATTACTACTGTGTGGAGGATGGGCAATATGAGGAGCCTGTTCTTCCGCTCCATGAGTTCCACAATGATGTTACTCAGGGTGATGGTCTGCAACACATCTGCAAGTGGTGCAAGGCTGAGAACCACAAGCGCAGAGACTACACCAGGAAGAATAGCATTACATCATTGGCTGCTAGAAAGGCTGGTGGTTTCAAAGCCCTCTACGCATTACCTAGGGATGAGCGTCTGAAACTACGCTCCGAGGCTGCCAAAGAGGTAGGCCCCTCCGAACCAAGAAAGATTAGCACGCTATACCTTGAGGAAGCCTTACCAAAAATCTACAAGACGATAAAGAGGAAGCCTCCTAAACAGGAGAAGGAGGACTACCCACCAGAGGGTTATGTCTATGTATTCAGAAATAGATGGCATCCTGAAGGAGTCTATAAGATAGGATCTACGGATAATCTTGAAGGCAGGAGGTCTGCTGCCAGGACTTGGGGGGCATATAATTGTGAGTATTACTTGGAAGTGGATGACTGCAAGCTGGTTGAATCTATGGTTCACACTGAGTTAAAGGACTGCCGGGTCGAAGCCGAGGATTTAGGCCAAGAGCATTTCAATGTCGAATTGGAGGAGGCTACCTCGGTCATCAAGGACTTAGCTTTTGAAGTGGCCTGTATGCACAAAGACTGTGCGGCTTGAAGTCAAGAAAGTATTTAGAGTGGGTGGCGGATCTGCCCTGCATACACTGTGGGGCAGACTCTCAGGCACATCACCTGAGAATAGGAGTGTTGGGGGCAGGCATGGGGAAGAAGGCCCCAGATTTTTTCACCCTACCAGTCTGTTTTCAACACCACGCTCAGTGCCATGATGGAACATTCGACAAGGAGACTCAGATGAGATGGTGTTTACAAACGCTAGGACAAGCATTTAAGGAGGGGGTAATCAAATGATCAGTGAAGAAAGGCTAGAGAAAGCAATGGTTTACCTAGCGCATACCGATGAGGAGGCCGCTAAAGCTAAAGCTCTAGTCAAGAAATTAGAGAAGATGGAAAGGATTATTAGAGGTGAGGCT